CCTGGCCCTGGCCTCGTGGGCCGATGGCGAGCTCGCGGCCTGGGAGCGCCAGCATCCCGCGCGGAGGGAGTCGTGAGCCCGCGCGCCGTCGTGGACCAGGTCGCCCAGACGCTCGGCCGCATCATCATGGACGCCGTCGCCTACGTGGATGGCCTCAAAGCCAAGGGCGCGACCAAGGCGGAGACGGATCGGGCGCTCGAGAACGTCATCCGGGCCGCCTGGCCGAAACCGAAAGACCGCACCACGCCGTGGCGCTACGGCTGCGAGACGTGCGGCGATACCGGCCTCGTGATGCACCAGTGCCGGCCCGGTCATCGCTGCAGCGGCATCTCCACGCGAGTGGATTCCCCTGGCGACAAACCCGGTAAATACACGCGCCTGTGCGTCGGCTCGAGCACCTATGAGCACGACTACGGCGTGCCGTGCTTGTGCCGGAAAGGCGACCTCTTTCGGCCGCGGGGGCAGACCGAGGACGCGGGCGCGTTCGTCGCCGCGACCAAGAGCAAGCCGAAACCGTTCACCCGGTGGGGCCGATGACCACGGCGATGACCGCCGCGGCGTATCGGGCGACACGGGCCGCCAAGCCCTCGAAGTATCACGCCCGCCGCACCACCGTGGACGGGGTGACGTTCGATTCGGCGAAGGAAGCGCGCGAATTTGTGCGCTTAAAGCTGGCTGAGAAGCACGGCCTGATTCGCGCCGTCGAGTGTCAGCCGGCCTTCATGCTGCACACGCCCGGGTGGCAGATTGTCGGCGTCTATCGCGCGGACTTCCGCTACTGGGACGGCCCGGCGTTCGCGGATTGTCACGTCGTGGACGTGAAAGGCTTCGCGACGCCGCTCTATCGCTGGAAAAAGAAACACGTCGAGGCCGAGTACGGCATTCGCATTGAGGAGCGGTGATGAAGCCCCTCACCCCGAAGCAGCAGCGGTTTGTCGCCGAATACCTCGTGGACCTCAACGCCACGCAGGCCGCGGCGCGGGCCGGCTACAGCCGCAAGACCGCGACCGAGCAAGCCTCTCGGCTGTTAACCAATGTTCAGGTGCAGGCCGCTATCCAACGCAGCCAGGCCGCCACACTCGGGCGGGTCGAGGTCACCGCCGAGGGCGTCGTGCAGGAGCTCGCCGGCGTCGGGTTCTCGAACGTGCAGCGCCTGTTTCGGCCGACCGGCGAACTGATTCCCGTGCACGAACTGCCGCCGGCCGTGGCCGCGTCGATTGCCTCGATCGAGGTGATCTTGAAAAACGCCGAAGCGGGCGACGGCAAGATCGATCGCGTGTTGAAAGTGCGGCTATGGGACAAGGTGCGCGGGCTCGAGTTGCTGGCGCGGCGCTTCGGGTTGCTGGTCGACAAGGTCGAGATCTCCGGCGACCTCTCGCTGACGGCGAAGATTGCGGCGGCGCGGCAGCGCGGGGCGCAGCTGCTGGCCGAGCGGAACGGTGGCGAGCAGTGAGCCGGGCCGTTCGAGTGGACCGAAAAACACGAGCAAGCCGAGTTCGCAGAGAGCACCAGAGATCGTGAGCGAGCCGGTAGCAGCGAGCGCACCGAGATTGTCGAGCGAGCCACGCATCGAGAGAGCACCGGGAGCAGTGAGCGAGCCGATTGTGTGGAGTGTGCCGAGCCCAAGGAGCGAGCCGAAACTAGATGAGAGCGCCGTAATTAGGGAGCGAACCAAATGTAGCGAGAGGACCGTTCCATGCGAGTGAGCCGAAACTTGAGAGAGGTCCGTAACTGCTGATCGAGCCGTTAATCATGAATGAATCGTCCTGAACGAGCGAGCCGTGTCCTTGGAGTGCACCGATCCGAAGGAGCGCTGATGCCCCCAGAACTGACCGACGCGATCGAACCGATTGCCCGCCTGACGCGGGATCTGAAGCAGGCCGCCGCGACCCTGACCGCGACCGAGGCCCGCTTTCTCGTCGATGCCTACTACCAGATGCAGAGGGACCGCATTCGCGCCAGCCATCAGGCGCGCACGCTGGCGGAGGCGGGCGAGCCGCACCAGGTGCTCGGCTGGCTGTTCGACAACACGGCGGTGCTCGAGCGCGACATCAAGCGGGCGCTGGGCGCCTATTCGCAGCAGCAGCCGGTCGGGCGCTGGGCCGAGTCGATCATCGGAATTGGTCCGGTCATCAGTGCAGGCTTGCTGGCGCACCTCGACATCCGGAAGGCGCCGACCGTGGGGCACATCTGGCGGTTTGCGGGGCTGGACCCGACGGTGGTCTGGGCGGCGGGCACTAAACGCCCGTGGAACGGCGCGCTCAAGCGGCTCTGCTGGATTATCGGCGAGAGCTTCACGAAGCAGAGCGGGCACAAGGACGATTTCTACGGGCAGATCTATCTCGCGCGGAAGGCGCAGGAAGAAACGAAGAACGCGGCGCACGCGTTTGCTGAGCAGGCCGCGAAATCACTGGCCGAGAAGCGCTGGAAAGGCGACACGAAAACAAAGGCCGCGTATGAGGACGGGGTATTGCCGCAGGCGCGGGTGCATCTGCGGGCGCAGCGGTATGCGGTGAAGCTGTTTCTGAGTCACTGGCAGGCGGTGGCGTATCGGGCGCACTACGGGACGGTGCCGCCGAAGCCGTATGTGATTGCGCAGTTGGGGCACGCGCATGAGATCCAGGTGCCGAACTATCCGTGGGCGGAGTGAGCCGAGCTGTCGGAGCAGACCGAAGGCAACGAGCGAGCCGTTCTGGTCGAGCGAACCGATGTCGCAGAGCGAGCCGAACCCCGAGAGGGCACCGTCCCCTATGAGCGAGCCGCAAATCATGAGAGGGCCGAGGTAATCGAGCGAGCCGTAGGCTCAGAGCACACCGGACCCCGAGAGCGAGCCGGTTTAGGCGAGCGCACCGTCAAGCATGAGCGAGCCGCAATGGCCGATGGTCTCGGGGAGAACGAGCGAGCCGACGCAGACGACAGGACCGAGCTACGAGAGCGAGCCGTCCCACGTCGAGTGGACCGTAACGAGTGAGCGAGCCGTGATAAGCGAGAGGGCCGAACGAACAGAGCGAGCCGTTGAAAGCGAGTGACCCGTCAGCGTTGCGCGAGCCTATTCCGTGGAGAGCACCGAATACTGGGAGCGAGCCGATTTCATGGAGAGGACCGAGGTGGGAGAGCGCCGATGACGCCCTGTAAAGCCTGCGGCGTGAAGGCGGGGCAATATCCCCGCTGGTTGTGTCGCCGCTGTGACCGGGTGGCAGGCGTCTACGCGCCGCGCCCGGCGCCGACCCGGCGCTACCTCACCGACGCGCAGGAGCGGGCGCTGCGGCGGCTGCTGGAGGCCGTGGCGGCCGAGCGGCGGCGGCTGGCGGCGGCAGCGCGGCCGGCGGTCACGGGGCGGGAGGTGACGGTCGGGCGGCGCGCGTATGTCGTCGTCTGGGACGGGACGAAATGAGCGACCGAGGAGGCGGGATGACTGACTTGCCGGGATTCGAGCGGGAACTGGAAGCGCTGATCAACCGCTTCAGCGGCGAGCAGGAATCGGGGACGCCGGATTTTATTCTGGCGCGCTTTCTCGTTAGTTGCTTGATCACGTGGAATGCGTCGGTTGAGCGCCGCGAGTTGTGGTATGGGCGGCAGTTGCAGCTTAATTCGGCTGTCGGCGATCTGGCTGTTCCTCCATCCGGTAACGATCCACAATGAACGGCCGCGTGACAAGGGCCGGTTTGTTTTCCTTGGCAGGGGCGAACCGGCCCGCCCGCATGACCGAGCAGGCACTGCAGGCGCGGATGCACTTCGAGCGGCGGATCGACGAGGCGGCGAAGAAAGCCGCAGCGGTCGTCCTGCGCGATGCCGATCCGGTGATGGCGCGCCAGGTGCTGCGCGAACTGCTGCGGAAAGTGGCGCGCGAAGCGGCGCAGCAGCCGGAGATCTTCGCGTGAACCCTGCCACGCAGGCCGACGAAGAGGCGCTGCAGGATCTCGTCGCGAGCTGCTACGCCGACCCGCTCGCCTTCGTCCTCCAGATGTTTCCGTGGGGTGATCCGCACACGCCGCTCGCCACCGAACCCGGCCCCGACGCCGTGCAACGCGAGTTTCTCGAGGCGCTCGGCACCGAGATCCGCTCGCGCGGGTTCAACGGCGCCGACGCGGTGCTGCCGATCCGCATGGCGGCGTCCTCAGGTCATGGGACTGGTAAAAGTTCTTTAGGCGGGATGCTCGCGGCGTTCTTGCTCTCGACGCGGCCTGATTCGATCGGCACGGTGACGGCCGGCACCAACACGCAGCTCACCGAACGCACCTGGGCAGCGATCCGCGCGTGGCTCGGCATGTGCCTCACCCGGCACTGGTTTCATGCGCAGGCGACCGGCATCTACTCCGTGTGGCGGCCGGCGACGTGGAAGCTGATTCCGCAGACCTGCAAACCGGAGAACGCACAATCCTTCGCCGGCCAGCACGCCAAGACCTCGACGTCCTGGTATCTGTTCGATGAGGCGTCTGAGGTCGACGACCGCATCTGGCAGACGGCGGACCCCGGCGGGCTGACCGACGGCGAACCGATGTTTTTTGCGTGGGGGCAGCTGGTGCGGAACACCGGCATGTTCTACCGCATCTGCCAGGGCGACGCGGCGGGGCGCTGGAACCATCGGCGGATCGACAGTCGGACGTCGCGCTTCACCAACAAGGCGCTGCTGGCGCAGATTGCCGAGGACTACGGCGAGGAGAGCGATACGTGGCGGGTGCGCGTGCTCGGGCTGCCGCCGCGCGCCAGCGAGCTGCAATACATCGATACGCTGCGCGTGCAGGCGGCGCGGCGGCGGTCGTTCAAGGCCAGCGACGACGAGCCGCTCGTCGCGGGGTTCGACGTGAGCGGCGGCGGCAAGGCGTGGAACGTGATTCGCTTTCGGCGCGGCCTCGACGGCAACCCGCGGCCGCCGATTCGCATTCCCGGCGAGCACGACGCCGACCGCTCGCAGCGGATCGGGGTCTGCGCCGAGCTGCTCGCCGACCGGCGGCCGGGGCACCAGCTCGCGGCGATGTTTGTCGATAGCGCCTTCGGCTCGCCGATCGTCGTGCGGTTGCAGGCGCTCGGGTTCGACCACGTCTACGAGGTGAATTTCGGCGGGGCCTCGCCCGACAGCCATCAGGAGAACCTGCGGGCGTTCATGTGGGCGAAGGCGAAGGAGTGGCTGCTGCTCGGGACGCTGCCGGATGACGATGCGCTCTGCGATCAGCTCTGTCTGCCGGGGTTTCATCTGAACCGGCGCTCGCGGCTGGTGCTCGAGAGCAAGGAGTCGCTGGCGGCGCGCGGCGAGGCGTCGCCCGATGATGCGGACGCGTTCTGTCTGACGTTCGCGCAGGCGGTGGCGGTGCCGCGGCCGGCGTATGAGAGCAAGCGCGCGGCGCGGCCGGTGTCGAGTACGTGGGGGTGAGACAGGCTAGCGACGGCGCAGGCGTGTCGGCCGCAGGCGCTGTTCGCTCCGCATGACGTGCAGCACGACGACCCGCGCGCCCTCCACGCGGTAGAAGACGCGGCAGGGCGGCTCGATGATCTGGCGATAGCGCCGGCCGGGGAGCTCTGGCGGCACGGACCCACTGCGGGGGAAGCGGGCCAACTGCTCGACGTGCGCGAGGATGCGCTGCACGAGGGCGGTGGCTGCTTCGGGATTGTCGAGCGCGATGTAGTCGGCGATGGCGGCGAGGTCGGCGTCCGCCGCGCGGGTCCAGACTACGTCTGCCAACGAGCGATCCGTTGCTGCATCCGTTTCGTCACCGCCGCATGGGAGAGGACGCGGCCCTCCGCGTAGTCGCGCTCCCCGCGGGCGATGCCTTCGAGGATCGCCATCCGCCGCTGGAGCGTTTCATAGCTCTCGACGTCGACCAGATACGCGCTCGGCAGGCCGTGATGGGTGATGAGGACCGGTTCCCGGTCGGCGGCGAGTTGGTCGAGGACTTCAGTCGCGCGGCGTTTCAGGGTGGTGACAAGTTCAGTTCGCATGTGATACTAGAGTAGCACATGGACGCAAAAAAAGGGCCGCTGATGCCTGAGCCTCTGCGCCTCGAACTCCGCCTTGTGGACCCGCAGACGGGCCGATTCTCTGTGGTATCGGTTGATGTCATGCAGTCGTGGCTACTGGATTCGCCGCTCGATGAGGTCGCGCGGCGCGTGCTAATCCCGGCGCTCGTCGCGCTGCGAGCCGAGCCGCTGGAGCAGTGGGCGATGCCGAATCCCAGACAGCCCCTCGAATAGCATGCCGATCACACGCAGCCGTCCGACCCTCTGCCCCGCGTGCGGCAAGACGCTCGACGCGCATGGGACGTTTCCCGGCGATGACGCGCCCGCCCCGCCGGTGGCTGGTGACTGGACGATCTGTGGCGGCTGCGCGCGGATCCTGCAGTTCGAGGATGGGGCGATGCGAGTGGTCACGCAGGACGAGCTCGCCGCGCTGTCGTCGGAGGACCGCGCCCAACTGGCCGCGCAGCAGGCGCTCGTGCGGCGCTTCTTTCTTCGCCAGGACCCGACCACGCCGCACTAGCCCGCCCGAATAATCGTTGCGCCTGCGGCGCACGGCTGGGCACACTGGCCCCACCGATGGCCCTGCACGCCGGCGCCTCCCTCGATGCCGACACCTACCTGATTTCGACGCGCACGCGCGTCGTCTGGACGACCGACGAGCGCAAGCGCCTCGACCGCTGCGCGAAAGACTTCAATCACCACGGCGACAAGCTGCAGCTGCGCTGCGGCAACATGACGTGCCCCGATCCGACGATGCACCTGGCGGCCGACTGGCGTGCGCCGGGCGGCGCCGTGCTGCGCTGCGGCTGCACCGACCGCGTCTTCTCGCCGACGGTGTAGCCATGCCGGCGAAGAGTGCCAGTCAGCGGCGGTTGATGCAGGCGGCGGCGCACGGGGCGACGTTCAAGAAAGCGCGCGAGATTCGCCAGTCGATGACGCCGGCGCAGCTCAAGGACTACACGCGCGGGCCGTCGGTGGGCGAGGCGCTGGGCGGCGCCAAGCCGACGAAGAAAACGGCCGGCTACTGATGCAGTTCACCAGCCGCTACGGCCAGTCGACGCCCTCCGCGCTGCGGATCTGCCGCGGCGATTGCGAGGGCATGGGCTGGCATCCGCAGCCGGTGGCCGATGCGCCCGCGACTGCAACCGTCGAGGAGCGCTGGGCGTTCGTGCGCTGCGCGGCCTGTGGCGGATCGGGGCGCGTCGCGTGGTGGCGCAGCGTGCTGCGCGTGCCGCGCTGGTTCCTCACGGCCGTGCGGTTCTTCTGGCAGGAGGGCGTGCGGCAAGTCCACGGCGACGGCGGCTGGTGCTACTGGCGCTGGATGGGCACCGTCGCGCGGATCGCGTTTCTCGCCGACCTGGGCTGGGGAGACTGATGCCGCCCGCGACCTACGCCAACGGCTACACGCATCGGGCGACGTGCATCGTCGACCGCACCCAGTGCGGCAGCAGTGGGGCGGTGCCGGGCGCGGTCGCGCGCTATCCCGGTTCTCTGGACCTGCGGACGACGGCCAACGGCGGCCACTCGTTGAGCAACGGCCGGGATGTGGTGTTCGCCGCGGACGGCGATGGCCTGGTGCCGCTCTATGCGGAATGCGTGGACTACAGCTATGACCCGACGACCGGCGTCGGCGAGTGGCACGTGCAGCTCGGCGCGAGCGGGTCGAGTCAGGCGAGCTCGCTGGTCGATGCGGTCTATTACTGCTTCACCGGCAAGGCGGGGATCGTGACCGATCTGTCGACGCGCGACGCGAATATGTGGCCGGGCTACCGCGCGGTCTATCACTTCAGCGGCGGCGCGGACGACGCCGCCGATCTGCCGACCATGCTCGCGCACCTGCTCATGGATAGTTCGGGGAATGGGCACACGATCGGCAATCCGACCGGCAACCTCGGGCACACGACCGGGATCGCCGCGCCCGGCGCCTGGGGATCGCTGATGACGTTTTCGCTGGCGACCCTCGGCTACGGCCGCGGCTACGGCGTGATTCCCGCGCCGGGGCTGACGATGCCGTTCACGATCTCGTGCTGGGCGCGCGATCCGTTCGGCCCCGCCAGCAACAACGGCACGATCTGGGCGGCGAATATCAACGTGGGCAGCGATACGCCTGAGGGGTTCCTGGTCTCGACGAGCAATGCCTACGCCTTCAACAACCAGGCCGGTTTCGTGATTGCCGGGGCGGCGCCGATCGGCACGCACCTGAGCCCCTGGAACTATTACGGCGCCACCTTTCGCTCGACGGCCTACCGGAAGCTGCGCCTGAACGACAACACGCCCGGCGTCGACACGACCGCCATCCCGGCGCCGCGCCAGGCGCTGGATTCGCTCGCGATCGGCGGCTGGCTGCAGCCGGGCGTGCAGCCGGCGTGGGAGGTGGACGGGGTCTTCGACGAATTGCGCGTCTCGACGGGCGAGCGGTCGGACGATTTCGCGCTCGTCGAATACCGGGCCTTTGGCTTCCCGACGACCTTCCACAAGTCGTTGGGGCCGTTTGTGACGCCCGGCGCCGCCACGTCGGCAGCACCGGCGGTGCCGTGGCTCGCCGCGGCCGTCGGGTGCTGCTAAGGAGTGACGATGATCCAAACCTATACCGAGTGGCGGGCGCTGACGCCGAGTGACACGGCGACGCTCGTCAAACCGACGCGGGCGCTCTGGGTGGGCGGCGCGGGCGACGTCGCGGCGGTGCGGCAGGACGGCAGCGTGGGGGTCTTCGTCGCCGTGCCGGCTGGGTCGTGGCTGCCGATCGCGGTGTGGCGCGTGAACGCCACCGGGACGACGGCCACGAGTCTGATGGCGCTCTACCAGGTGTAACCCATGCCCGATGCCATTCTCCAGGAACTGCTCGAGCGGAAAGCCTACAGCGACGCCAACTGGCAGGACATCCGCACCGACGCCGAAACCGATATGCGCTTCGTCGCCGGCGACCCGTGGGACGACGACGACCGCAAACTCCGCAAGAACCGCCCGACCATCGCGCCCGAGGAAATGGGCCAGTACTTCAACCACGTCATCAACGCCCTGCGCGCCAACCCCCGCGGCATGAAGTTCACGCCGGTCGGGAACGGCGCCAACGACGACGGGGCGGCGTGGTACCAGAACAAGGCGCGCGAAGTCGAGTATCGCTCGCACGCCGACGTCGCCTATCTCACCGCCGCCGAGAACGCGATTCAGCGCAGCTACGGCTACTGCCGCGTGACGACGCGCTACAGCAGTCCCCGGTCTCCGAATCAGGAGATCTGGATCGAGGCGATCCCGGATCCCGACAAGGTGCTGCTCGATTGCGACGCGAAGGAACCGGACGCGAGCGATATGCAGTATGCGTTCGTGTTCGAGTGGGGCAACCGCGCCGAGGTGGCGAAGAAGCGCGACCTGCTGCTGCCGAAGAAGAGCAAGACGCGCAGCGCGTCGGGCGGCTACGGCGACACGGAGTGGCGCGGCACGTCCGGCGCGGCGCCGAGCGGCTGGGCGGCGGGCGATCAGGAGCTGCTCGCCGAATACTGGACGCTCTCGACGACCCCGCGCCAGTTGCTGCTGATTCGGCCGCCGGCGCTGCCGCCGATGCTGGGCGGCCCGATGCTGCCGTCCATGCCGGGATCGCTGCCACCGGGGAGGATGCCGCCGCCGCCGGGATTACCCGGTCTGCCGCCTGGTATGCCCCCGCCGCCGGGGATGATGCCGCCGCCAGGGATGCCGCCGGGGATGCCAGGCCCGCCGGGACGGGCACCGATGTCGATGGCGGGCCGTCGTCCGCCGCCGCGCGAGCAAACCGTGTTCGAGGACGAATACGAGCAGGTCTGGCGCCCGAAGGGCTGGACGGTCGTGCGCGAGCTCCGGATGGTCGATGATCCGGTCGTCAAGATGTATCTCACCGACGGCCTCGAGATCCTGCACGAGCAGGACTGGCCGGGGAAATACATCCCGATCGTCTCCTGCTACGGCAAGGTGCTCTACGTGCCCGAGGGCGGGCAGGTCAAGCGCCGGATCCTGTCGATGACACGCTTCGGCCGCGACCCGTGGAAGGCCTACTGCTACTGCTGCAGCCAGGAGCTCGAGGTGCTGTCGATGGTGCCGAAGGCGCCGATCATGGCCGTCGAGGGGCAGCTCGGGCGCCATCAGCAGGAGTGGGAAGAGAGCACGCACACGCCCAAGAGCGTCCTGTTCTACCAGATGCGGACGGCGCAAACCGGCGAGACGCCGCTCCCGCCGCCGCAGCGCCTCGACTATCTGCAGGGCGAATACCTGCAGGGGCTGCAAGTCGTCAAGGAAGCCTACCGGCGGGCGATTCAGGCGGCGATGGGCAGCAATTTCCTGCCGACGCAGGCGCAGCGGCGCAACGAAAAGTCCGGCACCGCGCTCGACAAGATCGACGCGGCGGCGGCGCAGGGGACGTATCACTTCGTCCACAGCTATGAGGCGATGATCCGGCGCGTCGGCGTGATCTTCGAAGACCTGGCGCCGGCGATCTACGACTACACGGGCGAGGTGGGGACGATTGGCGCGGCGGGCGAAGCGATCAACGTGCGGATCAACGACCCGCAGGATCCCGAGAGCGTCTCGACGCAGG